GAAATACTTAGCCGATGATGTGGCATCTGTGGCAACCTGAGCAGTGCCACCAATACGGGTCATGCTGGCCTGATTGATAATGAGTTTGTCATCAAAGGCGTATTTAAGATCTGAATAAGGAATGCCTGTAGTCTGGTTAAACTCGATAGGTGCAGTAGCCAAAGATCCGACAACATCGTTACGATCCTTGAACTCAGCCGTGCCATCTGTGCGAATAAAGAATGCGCCCTGCTCTGCGAACTCGGCCGCCTTGAGAGCCGCTAGGGACGATCTTGACGTTGCTGGATCTGCCTGAACTGTTGTAGATCCTGTGTCAGTAATTCTCATCGATGTAGGGAATGAGACTTGATCTAGAATCTTAGTTATGCGTGTACCAGTTGTTTGGCCTGCCGTAGCATCGGTAACTGTAGAGACGTTAGCCATCTGAAACAGGCGAAAGGCATCGGAGCATACAATATCGACATAACCGATCTCTTGACCTGTTGGATAGTAATATTTATATGAATCGACATAGCCTGAGAATAAGAACTGCTGAGATGTTGCAGTCGTGGCTGCGACACGGATCTTGCGTAGTGGAGTCAGATAGCCGAAATAAGGACTGGAAACATTCTGAGGGTTGAAGTATGAGTCAGGATCTAGAACTCGAACCGTGCAGTTGCCAGCCTCATAGGTGTCACGCATGATGTTACGTCCACGGCTGATCTTGATTGATCGAGTAACGCTGCTGAGATCAACTACTGGATCAGGAACTTCTGTCGCTGCAAACTGAGATACTCCAATAACACCATATTTCGCATCGCCGACAGTGAATGGATAGCCGAACGTAGCGCCTTGGCTAAAGTCGAACGATACCGAAATAGTGGCAGGAAGACTCATATGGCGATCGCACCCTTAGCACCAAAGCGGTTGGTCGATGCGAATGTGCCAGATAGAGAATCATTGACTTGAGTCTCTGTGATGATTGAAGTCAATTCTTGTCCATCGATGGTTACTGTCACATTGACTGGAGGATAAGGATTGACTCCAGCAATAACGCCTGCACCTAATCCACCTTGAGGGCCAAATTGAGTATAACTATCACTTGGCACATTCGTTGCAGGCATCGTTGGGCCTTGAGGATTAGGGGCAGGTTCAGGATATTTTGGAGGCGTGAACCCTTGAGGTAATGGAGTACCAAGCATATTGCCGCCATAATCTAATGGCGGAACTTTCCAGTTTCTAAATGGATTTGGTGCTTCTGGAGTTGCTAGCAAAGATTGACGCAATTCGTTATTGCGCTTGATAGCCGCTTCTAATTGATCTGAAAGACTTGTTGCAAGTGCTGCATTGCCTGCGAGCAGAGCCTTCTGCAATTCCAGAGATAGACGATCGGTTTCGCTGATCTTGCCCTTGAGCGCTGCCTCAATACCGATAGCGTCTAGGTTTAAAGTCTTGGACGCCTTCTGTAAGGCTAATTGTTGTTTTTGGGTTTTGAGAATTTTGTTTTGTTGATTGGCTAAATCACGGGCGCGCTTTGCTGCATCGGCTTCAGCCTTTGCTGATGCTGCTCTTTGTGCCGCTGTTTGATAAATGCCAACAGCCTGTGAGCCTTGGTATCCCATTGATGGCATGTTGCGGCGGAACTTGGCTGCCTTCTCTGCTGCCTCGATGGCGGCTAAGGCATTCTTCTCGTAATCATCGAACGGGTTAAAACTAGCAAGGATGGCTCGATCACTAGTAAGGACATACAACTTCTGAAATCCGAAGACTACGGCTGAAACAGTATCGGCAATCTTAGTTGCTAGAGTGTCGATCTGATTTACGAACTGAGTCGTGTCACCTGCGGCGAATACTGACACCAACGATTCTACGAGTGCGCCACCAATCTTTTCGCTAGCCTCACCTGCTGCGGTTGTGATTAGTTGTAACTTGCCAGCATAAGTAGTCAAGTATTCTGCATTTGCTCCAGAGAATTGCTTGTTTAATCTTTCCTGAACCTCTGAAAACTTCATAGTCTTTAACTCGGCCTGAGTAACTCCTAGAGCGTACTTGCGAAGTCCTCTAGTCTGCCCTACATATGCCGCGCTCAAATCTGAAACAACTGTTTCGTAACTTACGCCAGAACCCGCTGAAATATCTGTTGCCTGAGCCAGTAATTCCTGAGCCTTGGTAACTGATCCAGTAGTCTGCAATAAACGCTGCATGGCTGGACGAAGTTGATCATCTGTAACGCCAGACATCTTAGATAATTCAGAAATGTAAGACTCAATGCGCGGAGTCTGAAATCCTAAACCTAAGTTTCTTACTGATATTGCGAGGCGGTTTGCTGCCTTCTCATCCTCAATAAATGCTTTAGCGGCTGACTTGCCAAACCGAATAACAGCGGCAGTTGATAGGCCAATACCTGCTGCGCCTGCCAGTTTCTTAACAGAAGATTGAAGGCTCTTTACGCCTTTCTCCGCTTGCTTTAATCCTTTGTTGTCAAAGATCGCAGCAATGCGAATTGCTAGACTTGAATTGGCTGACATTAGCGACCTCTGTAATCTCTATTAACGCCTTTGGTAACTGCTAGGGCGGTGTCCATTGACTTGCCTATAGCCTTTAGTACGGCTGCATTAGTTTTGCCTTGATCTTCTGCCCATGCTCTGAAGAGAAGACGGCCCTTAGTTTTGCGAGTTCTACGACCTGCCACGTTTGATTGCTGGCTATCAACCAACGGAGGCAAGGCCTCAATAAATTGGCGGCCTGCATTGGGATTGCCAGACTGGCTCTTCGTTCTGTCGCTACTGCGCTTTTGGTATCCAGCACGTCTTGCAAAGCGTGTACCAGCCTCTTCATAGACATCGACTAGCGGAGCCTGAGGTCTGCCCTGCGGTCCTGATAAGCGACCAGCAGTTTCATAGATCGATCCTGCTGCGCTCTTATTGAAGATAGTAGCAATGGATCTAAATCCACGTTTATTAGGCTTTGATGGAGCAGTGCTATAGCCAAGGCCTCGCTTGATATCACTAGAACTAAAGACGCGGTTCTCCCATACGCCTACGGCTTTACCCCATCCTGAAAGCGGAGCCTCGCTAGGTACGAAACCTTTAGCCTTGTTGGAAATAACTTTGAGAAGAGACCTGATTTCCTTCTCAGTTTCTTTAGCCAGTTCAGGTTGAACTTTTCTGAGTGCTTTACGAAGTTCAAGAGCGCCGCTTACTTCTGTAGGCATCCTGTTGCTCCTTCGCTCGGTCTTTCAACGCTCTCAGTAACATCTGGAGCATTGAGGAATCTAGATCTATTAAAGATTGTGGAGGGATAGCCGTCTCAATGCTCAAGCGAGCGATGAGGTAGTGGATGCTATCCCTGCCTAGGCCAAAGGGTCAGACTCAGCAACCTCAACACTCTTGAGAGTATCGAGAAAGTCTGCGCCGAATGGCTTGACTGTGACTCCACTTAGTCGAAGGCCTTCCCATGCAAGCCAATAAACATCGCTTTGCTTTTCATCATCGCGGAACGCTTTGTGAAATCCCTTTTTAGCAAACAATTCAAAGGCGTATTCCAGACGTGGGGTGATTTCAATCTCCGTCACGCTGTTATCTGCCATCGTTACTATTAACTTTGCCATGCTGTGCCCCTTTGTTTAGTTTCTTAGAATGTGCCTGTTGATGCAACTGCGATAGTACCAGACACGTTGAATGTCAGGCTTTGAGTACCTAGATCTCCGACTGCGCCGTTGATGTCAGTTGTGTTGTTGATAAGGCATGTCATTGTGTAGAGAGGGTTAGTCGCTGATACAGCGGTTCCCTTTTCCTGTAGAAGAACAACTGTGACGTTTGTTCCCCACGCAGCCTGCAAAGTCGCTAGGACGTTTGCTGACGCTGTGTCGTTTAGAAAATCGATTGTGACTGAGCCAGCCTCAAGGCCTTTAACGAACTTATGTCCGCCATCGCCCATTGCTGTTACTTCGAGTTCATCGAATGATCGATTAAGTGTTACTGCCGTGACGTGATCTGAAAGATCGACAGAATTGATCTTCACGCCGACCTTGTTGTTAAGAAATACAGCCATGAGATTATTCCTCTTCTTTCTTGATAGGTGCTGGCTTAGGTGTCGCTGGTGCTACCTGCCCGATCTTGATCAGGAAGGCTTCTTGCTCTTTTTCCCACTCGGACATATTAACTCCAACTCGTTAGGACTGAGATATTGATATTGCATGTAAGTAGATCACCTGAAGCGGCATTCAGTACGGCTGGAGCCGATACTTCTGTGACGTTATAGGTGTATGAAGATGCAGCGAGTAGGGCGAATACCCGAACGATGTCATCTTCAATTCCATTGAGGTTGCCTTCATTATCAAGAAGGGGAACCATGATTGAGATAGTAAAATTAGCCATTGGCGAAATAGTTGCGTGCCATCCGTTAGATGGTGAGATGTAAGGATCAGAAGGGCTGATGATTACGCTATTGGCAATTACTGTTGCAGGAGGAAATGAAAATACTGAATATTTTGTATTGTCTGTAAGTGCTGAAGCAATACCTGCGCGGAGTGTTGAAATGGCGGCCATTAGCCCACCATCGATCTCGGATCAAGATAAGGTGCGAGCAGGCCACGAACACGCGCTAGAAGGGTATTGCCCATGCGGTACGGACTTGGTGCGTAGCCATCGATGCTAACTCCACCGCTGGATGGCGCTTGACGACTCTGCCAGATATCAACTGAAATCATAAGAGCGGCTTCTTGGATCGCTGGCACTGTCGAAGGATCGAGATAAGTAGAAGCCTTAACGCTGGCATAAGGATTAAAAGGATGCTTAGGAGTATCTGTAACGTGAGAGGTTGTAACTGTAATGGTCTGATTGCCAACGCCTGTGATTGTCTTGTTGCCATTAAAGTGCGAACCAGCGCCTTCGATGTTTACTGTCTGTCCAACGTAATAAATATCGCGAATGTTAAAATCAAAATAAATCGTGCCTACGGTTCCCACATTAGAATGAGCCACGGCAAAATTGGTGTTATTCCAAATGAAAGGTAGCAAGACATTATCTGCAGCGTCGCAGACTTGTTGCAAGACTGCATCAGCGTAAAGAGTGCCTACGCCAAGAGCCGTGCGAAGTTCTGCAACTGTTGTGAGTGCCATGCTAATCCTTTCTAAAGACTGGCGGCGGAGAAGGGCACTCCGCCGCCAGCGACTTAGGGTATTACTTATTGCTTGTTATTTTTAAATGCGCCAGCCGCGACTTTGGTGGCAATTGCACCAAAACCATAATAACCAATAGTTACCTGACCTGCGGCTGTTGATTCGGCGCGGAGGCGGTAAGTTGGTGACTCGTACCATGTGTACGCATCTGGGTTTACGATGAGGATTGTTCCATCCCCATCGCCAGCGTTAGTTGGATCAACGTAAAGGTTGAGTCCAGCAACGTTACCTGTGAGTGATGTTGGAGCAACTACGCCGCCAGCGTTCATTGGCTGTGAAGCGGTGTAGATTGGACGACCTGCATCGTTAAGTGACATGATGTTTGACCATTGTCCTGTTGATACAACCATGTTGCGAGCAAATGGGTTTGGAAGTCCTGCAGTTGCACCATAGACGGATGCTGAACCGCGAGCAACAATTCCAAGGAGTTCTGCTGCAGTTGGGTATGTAACTGTTGTTGTCGCATCTGCAGTTGCACCTGAGATAAGTGCAGCGTTTACTGCTGCGTTAGTTGTCTTTGCATATGCTGCTGCCATGTTACGGACAAGTTCATCAAAGAATGCTGGAGATGTGCGATCAAGCAACTCGACAGAAAATGTCTGCTGACCAGCGTACTTCTTTACTGATACTGACAAGAATGCAGCATTCTGATCTGTGTCAGAGAATGCTGCATCTTCTGCTGTCTCTGCAACTGTTGGCATCTGTGTGATCTTTGGGATCTCAAATGTCATACCTGCATCTGGGAGAACTCCGCGTGAGATTGCATCAATTGATGGACGGATTGTTGTTCCAAGTGGGTTGATGATTTCTGACAACTGACGTGTTGGTACAAGACCAGCGTTGTCTGTTGTGTTGTCTGCTGCTGCGATGTATTGACGTGCTGACTCATCTCCGAGTGCTGCACGAATTGTGTTCTCAGCGTACTTTGCTGCTGTTACTTCGATGCGTGGCTTTGTGTAAGCCATTGCAGTTACAGTTGGGCGAGCAGCCTCAACTGCCGCAGCCTCAACTGTTGGTGTTGCTTCGACGGCTGAAGTGGTTTCTTCCACGGTGGCTATCTCGCTTTCTGTTGGTAGGGTTTCTTCAACGGCTTCATCTTCAGATGCCGCTATATCAGTGACGGCTGCTGACTTAAATGCGGCGGCCTGCACTAAACTGACTTCGAG